TGACTGGGTCATCATCAGTGACTGTGATGAAATCATCAATCCCAATCACATTGACTTTGCTCTCAACGTAGCCCGTAACACGCCAAATCATATCATCAAACTACCCTTGATCAATCTCTATGGTCGTGCTGATCTGCGCCCTTACCGTCGAGATGGCACACCGTTTATCTGGCGCACTGCCATGAGCTTATGCCAACAGAAAGTGATAGCTCAAACCACTCCACACCGTATACGCTGCGAGTATGCCTGTCCACTGGAATGCGTCAAACCCACACTAGATGGTGAAATATTTGATGAGTTTGGTTGGCACTTCTCTTGGCAGGGCGGTCGAGATCGTGTGCTCACAAAAAGCGCCAGTTATGGTCATGCCTACAACGTAGGTCATCAAGAGCATGCCCGTCGTGGTTTTCATTTTGAAGAAGGAAAACCCTTGAGCTGGGACGAAGATTCAGTGCTGGTACGATTCCCACATGACCAGCTACCGCAAATCTTGTTTGACTTGCCCAGGGTGAAGCAAGTATTGCTACCTAGCTAGATTTAGCCACAAATAAATCTTTGAAGTGCTGCCAGAACGGGCAGTTGGTCATGTGCATACCGCCTAGTATTTTCCTATCTGGATGCAATAGCGGAGTCACTTCGTGTAATCTAGTCCAATGCACACCAGGTTTGTGATGATGTTCTTGGTGATATCCTGCACCAAACCCAATGATATTGTACCAACGACTGTAGATTCCGATGCTGTCTTGAGTGGTGTCTCCACGACGATCCAAGACCTGCCAATGTTCGCCGTAACTGGTAGCACGGTTCATGAAATTGGCCACATAGAGTATAACCAAAGAATACCATAATCCATACCATACATCACAGCATATTATGGCCAGCGTATACAGAAATATGGTACATCTCTCTCGTCTAAGTTGCGGCCCATCTACAGTCTTGCATTGATGAATAGGTAACAATATTGCTGAAAATGTGGTCACTACTGCTTTCCAGGCGTGGGTGGTACAATGTATCCAAAAATTTTCTGGTTCGCCGTTTTTGCTTTGAGCAAACACCGATAATGGATCTTTGCATACTCCATTCACTGGTTTGTCATTGACATGTATATGATGTAACAAATGACTCTGTCTATAAGCAGCGTTGCAAATGTTAGAAGCTGCACTTGCACACAGATCATAAATCATTCCTACCCAACGATTAGTAAATGTTTTCCAATGAGCATTGTGATGCAATGAAGAATTCTGTGCATTCACGATCAACCAAGCGTGCAACGGCAGCATGAGAATCCAGGCTATCAAATCAAGATCCATGATGACTATGATAAATGGTAGGATTCCTACCATCAAAGTGTACATCACAGGATATATGTCTTTGGGAGAATGGCGAAAAATTTTCATAATGGTATTTAACCTATATCGTTTGCCTAGTAACTGATATCATTGTCCAAGAAATAACTTTCAACTATGTTGCGCACTATACCTGGATCGCAATGCACATACTCGCTCTGTACTCGAGCTACTTTCCTCATGGTTTCCAGGATCCTGCGCTCATGCACGCGATCTGGTATTTGATATACCTGTAGGAAGTAGACATTGGGCGCGGCTGTTTTGTAGGCTCGTATGCGTCCTGTGGGATCGCCAGTGATGCCCAGCTTGCACTTGTTGGGTTTGTCTGGATCCACCATGATGTAGTAGTACAGCATTCAAATACTTATTTTTGGTAGCGTAGCCAACAAAAAAGGGCCTTGCGGCCCTTTTTGTCCTTCCCATCCCTGGGTTGGATTCTCTGATTAGGAGAATGAAAGGTTTGATACAGCGATCTCACCCAGATAGTCAGCTGCGTTACCGAAGCTGCTGGCTGTGTTGGTGAGTTCCACGTATCCGTAACGAGTCATGAAGCTCACGACTGGTTCGAATGTGGTGGGATCCAGCACAACACCGCTTGACATCAAGGGGATGTATGGGCAGTAGAAAGCTGCTGCATCTGCTTCTGAAGTACCTTTGTAACCAACCAGCACAGGGGTGGTATCGCTGGCATAGCTGTCAACGAACACACGCATAGCGCCGTTCAGTGTACCAACGAACTTGGTGTTGGTAGGTGCTTCAAATGTGCCCTCGGTGGTACGGGCAAAAGCTGAGGTTGTGGCTGACTGAAGCACAGTGAGTGCTGCCGAGCTAACAACAGCCCAGTTACCTGCGCCGCGACGTGTGCGCTGAGCGATCAGGTTAGCAACACGGTTGATCAGAACTGCCAGAGCGGCGTGTTCGTCACCAACGAATGTAGCGGTACCTGAAACGGTAGCTTGGTTGTATGTGAACTCAGTAGCGGCCAAAGTGCGCAGGCTCAACAGGATCTCTTGATCGATTTCAGCTGTGATTTCCTGGGCCAGTGCTGCCATGATTTCAGCTTCAACGTCAATACCATGCATGGCTTGTGCGTCTTGTGCTGATTCAAATGTCCAACGAGCTTGCAGCTTGCGTGTCTTTGCTTCAACAGCTTGCTTCAAGATCTGAACACTGATCTGCTTACCGCCTGTGCCTTCCATGGTAGCTGTGTTGCCACCGGTGTAGGCGTTGGTGCTGGTGGTTGCCTGGGGCACTGTGCTGTAAGCTGTAGCGATCGTGAATGGGCTCAAAGCTTCTTGACCAGCTGTCACTGAAGTAGCGGCAGTTGAGGTGTCAGTCAAGCTCTGTGCATAACGAACGCGCAGTGTGTGGATCTGACCAACAGGACCAGTCATTGGCTGAACACCAACCAACTCATTAGCGATCACTGTGGGCATTACACGTCGAATCACTGGCAAAATCACACGGTTCAGTGTGGCAATGTTGCCAGAAGTGGTTGAACCCGCTGAAGCATTCTCTTTCAAGTAGCGACGGGTGTTTTCCAGAATGACACTCATCGATGTGCGCTTGGAGCCAGCAAGGCCTTCCATCAACGCATCTTTGGTCTCATTCCAGCGACCTTCAAGTAGTTCTTGTGACATTAGAGTCTCCTTTTTCTTATTACAGACCTGCCAGACGCTTGAGGTCGATCACGTTGCTGCGATCTAGTTCAGGTTGTTCGTCTTGTGCGCGGACAGATTTATCACCAGTGACTTCAGATACCGACTCTGTGATCACCTTGGCGGCTTTCGCAGGACGATTTTCCAAAACTGCTGGCAGATACTTTTCGAAAGCAGCCTTCAACCGTGGGGTTTGGACGCTTTCCAGCAAGTTACGCATGATCTCTGCCTTTTCCTCATTGAGAGGGCTCAGCAGTTCATCCATGGCAGCTTGACGCTGATTGGATTCTTTGATGATGCGCAAATCACGTTCTTTTGATTCCACCAAGACTTTCGCCTTGTGTGCGAATCGGATGGCTTCGGCCAACTTCTCATCTTTGGCGCGGATAACGTCATGCAGTTTGCGGACTTCTGCCTTCTCATTGAGGTGAGTGGCTCCGAATTCTGCTGCGTATGCTTCAAAAATGCGACGACCAAAATTGTTCTCACGAGCAACCTTGATGTCTTCTTGCAGTTGGCTGAGTTCAGCCTTTAGATGCTTGCTAACAGCCTGGCTCATCTTGTTGGCGCTCTCCTTGACGAAGCGTGCCTTGAGACCTTCCAGTTTGGCGCGTGCCTCTGCCACCAAACGCACCTTGGTGTTGACCAAGTCTTGTTTGTCTGTGGCGAATTCACGGATTTCACGTGCCAACGCATGCACCACGAAGTTTTCCAGCTTGTTGATACCTTCGTTGTGTGCCTTGCGATCTTTGCGCAGTTCACCAATTTCCTCAGCAAGTTTTGTGACCAAGAAGTTGTTGAACTTGGTGGCACTTTCTTTCATCTTGCTCTGAAACTTGACGCGATCTTCAGCCAGTGCTTGCTTTTCAGCAGCAACAGCCTGGATCTCTGCGGCCAGACCTTCTGTTACCATCTTATCTAGGGCTTCCACCATCACTGTTTTGTCATGCTCATAGCGTTGTGCAAACTCCTCGCGGAGCTCTGCACGAGCTTGTTCACGAGCTTCAACCAGCTTGGCTTCCCAGGCTTCGTTGATCTCTTGACGAGTTTCCTCGGTGATCAAGTCGCTATCTAGTAATGGTTTAATAGCATCAAACATGCCTATTTCTCCTTAGATTTTGAGATTTTTGATCAGCTTTTTTACTTCGCTGGTCAAATATCTCTGTACCCTGTTGTCCTGCCCCGCTTCTTTGGCCACTTCCAAGAGCCTATGACCATACTTCATGTTCATGAGCCCTTCATAGATGGCTGTGGGATACGCATTGGGTGCGCTGGGTTGGGCAACTACATCAACAGTGACGATTTCAAAGTCACTGACATGTCCTGTGCGGTCATCAACGTTGCCAGATCCACGGCTGCTGACGCCAAGCTTCACACCCGCATCCAGCATGGTCTTGACCAGCTGTCCCATGGGTGTGGGCAGAATTCTCAGTTTACCATAACCGATAGCACCATCACACCACATCTTGTCGATGGTATGGCTCACACGGTCTAGGTTTATTTTGAGGTCATCTGGGTGATCTACTTCGCCCAGCACTGAATGACCTGTTTTGATTTGCTCATTGATGGTCTCTACGGCCTTGCGGATCTCGTGCGCAGGATAGATGCGTTCGTTGGCGTTACGCTTGTCGCCTTCGATGCAGATACCTTGCATGTAGAGAGTTTTGCCCGAACCATCCTCAGCTTCCTCGCGCAAGAGTTCAACCCTTGCTTGAGTGAAGCTGAGATGTTCGCTTAGATATCGAGCCATATCTTTGTATTAACCCTTGGGGAACGGGGTCTTGGTATTAACACCCGCAGCCTGTGTGGTCACTGGCTTGGGTGCTGCATCCAGCTTGGCATTTGAACCACCCTTGCCAGGCACATTACGGAACTTGCCAGCTTCTGGCAGATCCTGTGTCTTGGGTGCGGGGCGGCCTTCGGCTGTGTCACCAGTCATTTTAACTGGGGCACCTTCCATGCCAGCTTTGCCGGAATTCGCTGCTACTGTGCTTTTCTTGTTGACGAAGCTTTCTTCTGATGTCTTGGGAGCGGGCGCCTTGTCCAGTGCCACGTTCTCGCTCATCATTTCTTCGGTGTCGTCCATCTCAATGGCGTCGCCGCCTTCTTCTGGACCAAAGTCATCACCATCGCCCATTTCGTCGCTGTCCATGTCGCTGGTGTCGCTGTCGCCGCCCATCATGCTTTCAAATTCAGCCATGAGTTCGTCCAGCTTGTCTTCCAGATCAACCACGCGGTCTTCCAGTTCAGCGTCGGCCATGTCTTGTTCTTCGCTGTCATCTTCCATGGCCATGCCTTCTTCTTCCATCTCAACATCGTCGATCAGGTCGTCGGCAGCATCTCCGCCCATGGCAGTTTCATCCATTTCCTGGGCTTCATCCATTTCTTCTGCTTCATCCAGCTCTTCTTCACCTTCTTCTTCCTCTTTGGCCTCGTCAAGCTCTTCTTCGCTTTCCTCAGTCATTAGGTTTTCCCAGATACCACGGCTTTTTTCCACAACGATTTCATGGAAAAGCTCTTTGGCTTTGGCTTCGTCATCGTTGATGACGTATTCAATAAGTTGTTCGAATTTGTTCATGAGACCCTCCAAAGTAAATGGCTCGTGAATATATTTACATATATCCACAAAACTAGGGGCTTTTGGGGGTCAAATATGGAGGTTTTTAGATCACATGCCTGGAGCGGCAGGTGGTGGTGCATACTGCTGTCGGATCAGCTTGAGCTTGTCTTTGTATTCCACAGTGCGGATGTCATTCATCTGGCGCAGCTTGTGCAGCTGGCGCAAGGTCAAGCGTGTCTTGCGCAGGTCACCTAGGCGCATCTGTGCATTGTCTTGACCAAGATCTTGATATGCTTCAGGTTGCTTGCTGTAGATTTCATTGAGGATCATAAGGTATTTATCACAGCGTAGGTATTGGCGGGGCACCCGGAGGAGCTCCAGCACTTGCGCCGGCAGCACCTGGACCAGCAACAGCTGGCGCTGGAGGTTCGCCACCAGGACCTGCAGGTTGCAGATTGGTCATCTGCTGGCCGGTTTCTATGTCAGTTTCCATGGCACCTGGGCTCACACCCACGGCACGCAGGTCTTGACCAGTGGCTTGTTGTAGCTCAGGCTGCTCGCGCTCTTCACGCCACATCTGCTCGTTTTCCAAGATTTCTTCTTCGCTGAGTCCTAGATAGCGTTTGAGCAAGAATCGCTTGCTCAAATAAGGCAGCGGTTCCAGGCTGGTAAACGTGCTCACGCGGCTGGTATCCAGCTCTGCTTCGCGATAGCTGGCAAAGTTTTGTGGAGCGCAGAACGTAAGATTGAATATGCTGTTGTCAATATTGAAACCGCGCCAGCGCATGAACATCTTGAACTCATCGTCTAGTTTCTGACAGATCAGTTTCTGTAAACGCTCACAATATTGATTGAAACGATATTCCTGTATCAAGGCAGTGCCCACACGCCCATCGTTAAGTGGCACAGCTGAATCATCCGGTCCGGTGGGCAAGTAGCTGGATGGCACACGAAGGCCTCGAGCCATCTTGTTGTTGAAGTATTTCAAATCGTCGATTTCACCCAGATTCTGTCCGCCGGGCAAGGTGTCTACAGTGCTGCCACGGCCACCTTCTGTCATAGGGAAAAAGAAATCTTCGTTGATGCTGAGTGGGTTGTAGGTGGCATCCATCATGTTCTGTCCACCACCGCTTAACGTGGGGATCCTGCGCTGATGCATCTCGTTTTTCACACGTTCCACAAAGGCCATGGCCATATGGCTGGGCATGCCGCCCACGTCAATCTTGAATATCCTGCGTTCTGGAGCACGCTGCACACGATAGATCAGCACAGCATCTTCCAACAGTTCTTTTTGTTTGTAAACCTTGAAGATATTTTCTAATATGCTCTGTCCAAAAGGCCAGAAGTAGTCTAGGCCATCGCTGAGGCTGATGTGTACCACGTGCTTGGCATCCAGGGTCATTTCATTTAGCGCACGACTGAATCTGCTGTTGCCTGCTAGACCTTGCGCACCCGATGGTGCTGTGTAGTTGCCTTGGTTGGTAATGCTGCCCACACTGGGGTTGACCACAAAGTCCTGCGCGGTCTTCTGAGCCACTGTGAGATTTTCAAAGTTGGGATTGATATCGCGCACCACGTACTGCTCTGGGCGCTTGCCTTCTGATTCGTTCACGATCACTCTGCTGACCTTGACCATCTCTACCCAGAACATCTCAAAGGTTTCGGGATCACGCAAGAATACCTGATCGCCGTACTTGATGGTGTTACGGAACAGCTTGAATATGCGCTGATCCAGCTTGTTTAGTTTGACCCACTGCTGTAGCTGCTTCTTGATGATTTCAACTTCGTGATCGGTGGGTGTGTCCACGAAATGTATGTCAAATGGGGTGCCGTTGTCCTGATTCATCTGAGTGCTGAACTCTGAAATGATGTCAAGGCAGGCATTGATCTCGCTATCGCAATCCATCTGTTCATACTGATTGTAGCGTTCTATGCGGTTGGGGTGGCCTGAGTACACTTCAGGCAAGCGGCTGGCATAGTTGCGGAAAGCAAAATCCTGACTGTAGTACACCTGATCGCCGTTGAGCTGGGCATTGCCTGTTTTGCCATAGCCTGGCAGGCCAAACTGATTGGTGCCGGATATGGGGCTCATTGAGCCACCCACATCAGCTACTTTGAAATACTTGCGCCAACCACCATTGCGTCCGTTGCGACCACTTTCTGTTGCCATTTGGATAGAGTTCCTTTGGGGTATTTACCGTGTGTTAGGTAGCATAGGCCAGAAGTTTTTGTGTGGCCTGCACTTGATCGCGCATGACACTGATTATGGTATCCAAGCGATCCAGTTGCAGTTCAAAGTTGCCAGAATCAGCATTTTGCACAGGAATGCTACGTCCATCTGGTAAGGGTACCACTGCTTCTGTGCCATGCAGCATGGCGTTATAGCCGCCTTTGGGTCCACTCACCACACCACCAGTGGCCAGTTGTGCGTGGAAATGCGGTCCTGTGGCTCTAGGACTGGGATTGTTGTATTCATCCAAAGCAAAACCAAATCCCATGTTCCTTAGAGATTCCACCATACTTCTGCCTTGTTCTACATCACCCACTGTCATGCCCGGCAGGGTAAAATCCAGAGCCTCTCCTCGTCCATGAGACCCTTCAAATCTATCATTGATACCAGTGAATGTAACACCTGGGTACATGTCCTGTAACTTTCTAGCCAAATCAATCAGTCGTGGATCATACTGACCAAGTTCTCCTCGGCTGCGCACATTCAGTTGTTGCAATGCATCGGGTCCTAGTCTGGGTCTAGGTTGAAGCTGCCCACCACCAGGAACCATGCCCGTGGCCGCACCACCAGGAGTGGTGTTTGGTCCAGGTGCGTTGGCAGCTCCGGCTGAACCTGCACCTCCACCTCCACCTCCAAACACTGCATTGAACACAGCATTCATGGCTTTGGCTGCACCCAAGCTAGCAGTAGCCAGCAGTGAAACTGCTGTAGATGCAGCAGGCAGTGCTTGCTTGGTCAGTTTGGTCAACTCGATAGTGGTTTCTTGCATGACTTTGATAGCGTCTTGAGTCTGTAAAGTCAACTTGTTTTGAGTTTTTGCTGCGCCATCTTGTTCAAATCGTATAGCATCTGGTGTGAGCTGGTTGAGAGCATGTGCTTGACCTTGGGCCAACTCAGCAAAGTTGATGAATGTGCCGCTGGCATTATGAGTGGCCTGTGCGAAGTCGGCTATGGTTCCCATGCTGGGCTCAATGGCACCTTGCAATCTCTGCAAAGTGGAAGTCATGCCTTGACCATTGTTGATCACATCCGTGATGATACCTGTGAACTGGCCCATGGTGCTAGCACTAGCGGCGGCAGCTTTTTCATTGGTGATCATGCCGCTGGCTGCTGCCATTGCGGCCTGCTGCATCTCAGGGCCATACACTTTGCCAATAGCACCAATGGTCTGTCTCAATCTATCAGCGTCTTCTTTGCGACCTTGCATCTCCAACTTGTACAGAGTGGCCCTGTACTGCTGATCAGTTTCTGCTGCTTGACGCTGCTTTTCTAGGTTTTCTTTGCTTTCGCCTGTGAGCCTTGACAGTTCATCCAGCTGCTTGACATAGGCTATGGTACCAGCTGTGAGTTGCTCTGCTGTGGTAGCTCGAGCCCGACCCATGCGCTGTTCGCTGGCTATGTAGGTAGCGGCCCATTGGGCTATGTCTTCGCCTTTGAGGCCAAGATTGCGCAGCTCATCACCGGCTGTCTTGGCTGGATCAGTTAGATCTGATACCAGCTGCGAGAATCGTTCTGCGCCTTGGAAAGCAGTACCACCAAACGCAGCCAAAGTCTGGCTGTTGTCCATGACCACTTTGCCAAATGCTTCCAGACCCAGCTTGCTCTGCAACGACTGATCAATCAGACCTTCAATGCCTTGCGCACCCAATGCACCAACTGAGCCAAACTGTTGAAATACCTTGTAGCTGGCATTGAGACGTTCTGTTAGATACTTGGCGCTGGCCAGCGTGGCTTTGTTGAATACATCAAGTGTTCGACCGCCCACACCCAGAGCCTGACCAAATCTTCCCAACCTTCCACCAACGCCGCTGAGACTCAGACCCCATCTTTGCAGTCCGGTGGCACCTTTGCTGAGCACTAGGCTCAGTATTTCTAGCTGTCCGTTGAAACTCTGGAGATCGCTGGTTCCCCGGGCCAGGCTGCCACCTAGAGCGCCAAGCGCTCTCACTTGCGAACGCAGCTCGTTGGACAAGTTGTCTTGGGTTTGTTTTAGCTTGTCGCCGGCCTTTTTGGTGTTGTCAGCAGCTTCATTGGCTGCATCACTAAAGTTCCTGGCTGCGTTGGCTGCGGATTGTAGATCAGTTTCTGCTGACATGGGGATTTTGTCCTATAAGTACCTTATATTTATAGAGAGGTAAAATGGCCACATTAGACAATCCTTTGCGCAAGTATTTCCGCCAGCCAGCGATCCACTTACGCTTGCCCAGCGGGGGACGTAACTGGCCCGCCCAGGCAATCAGCATGCCACCCAATGGCGAGCTACCCATCTACCCCATGACCGCCGTGGACGAAATCACCAGCCGTACCCCAGATGCTCTGTTCAATGGATCGGCTGTGACAGATATCATACGCAGTTGCGTGCCTGCCATACATGATCCTTGGGCCACACCAGCATCAGACATCACAGCCTTGCTGGTGGCCATCAGGTTGGCCAGCTACGGTCACAGCATGGAGATGGGAACCAAATGTCCCAAGTGCAGCGAAGAAAACGAGTACAGCTTGGACCTAAGAACAGTGCTGGATGGTCTTAAATCTGGAGACTACGAGACTCCTTTACAGAGCGGTGATCTCACTATCTACTTCACACCCATGACCTATCAGCAGCTGAATGAAAATAATCGTGTGCAGTTTGAAGATCAGAAAATGATACAGAGCTTGAACAGCGCAGAAATAGACGAAGAAGAAAAACTGCGTCTGCTGACCGAAATCTACAAAAAAGTGTCTGAGCTCACAGTGATCAGCATACGCAACAGCATCACCATGATCAAAACCGCAGATGCCATTGTGAGCGAACCCCAGTTCATTGATGAGTTCCTGCGTAACTGCCGCAAGGAAGTGTTTGAAGCCATACGTGATCGTGCTGTAGAGCTGCGTGAACAATCCGATGTGCGACCACTCAAGCTCACTTGCCCCAGCTGCCAACATCAATATGAACAGACGTTTACTTTAGATCTGTCAAATTTTTTCGAAACCGCCTCCTAGTCCTGGACCCTGAGGGCATCACCAAGTTAGTGGATGCCATGGAGGCGGAAGCAGAAACCATCCGGACTGAAACCATAAAACTGTGTTGGTACATGCGTGGTGGAGTCACTTACGATGAAGCCATGCAGATGAGTTACGCAGAACGCACCACCGTGAGCAATCTGGTCAAAGATAACTTGGAAACCACCAAGAAAACTGGACTGCCTTTCTTCTAAACTATACCTATGACCATGTAACGATGATACTGGGTTTCGGGATCCTGTAACGCCAACTGGCCTTTATACATGATCTGATCCATGGGGTAATCAGCCACAAACTCCTGTAAGCTAGGATTCATCGCATCACGGCCTTGCAAAACCACTATGGTGCCAGCGGGTATGTTTCGGAACCACTGATCTCCCCGAATGTCATTGGTACTGGTGTTTATGACCACGCTAGGTTGATCAGCTTGACGATAATCTAGATCATTTACATCGGCTATCATGTGCTGTGTACGATCATCAATGTTCATGCGATTGGCTATGTCTTGGCTGACTCGTATCCAATCAGGATCACGATCCACATTGATCACAGTATCAGCAGGGAATCGCTTGGCAGCTAACACCATGCTTACGCCGCCAGTCCAGCTGCCTAACACATACACGGCGTTCACATGATTGATATCTAACTGATCAAGCACTCGAGAAAGTTCTTCCCATAGCCATAGCTTGCTGATCAGCAAGTCAGGAGTAAAACTTCCTTGTACTGTGAGTGGACTATCTTCTGTGATTTCTTGTGCTCGCATGACAGTATTTACTCTGACTTCCCAAAGACTTGCTGCGCAAGTCTGTTGATTTCACTTCGTTCATCAACGTTGTTTCTAAGGCTATCATCCAGATACTTTGGTCAATATTCACCGTATGCACGGTGAATTTGAATGGCATCATCCGAGTGACTCCAGTCATCTATTCTAATGGGATTGAGTTTCCTCGCGGAGGCGGTTGACCGGTACCCCCTACCCAAGCTTCACATATCAACGGAACCCTAGTGATCCGGAATAGACCCAAATCCTATGAGCCAGGGTTGTATCTTTTTCACAGCGCCCTGATCCTTTGTTGCCTGTAGTTAGCAATTACCTTTGACGCCCAAGATCCGGACCGGGTATCTCACCGTTCCTCAATGGGACCAGTCCACGACTGGCACAGAGTCTGTTGCTGCCTATCTAGATTTTGTTTAGGATGTGTGAGCCATGCACTCTAACCTGTATATGGCCATTGTAATAATCAGTTGATTCTAATACTCGTCTGCTGAACTGTTCTCTAGCTTCAATGTATGAACACGCTGCCTTTGATGCGCAATAGTAGAGTATTTCTCTGGAGAAGTTTTCAATGCCTAGTCGTTGTATATCTGCGGTCAATTCTGGACTTGATCCATAGTATTCGCGCCAGTCTGAATCTACTTTGCTGCGAATCTTTTTCCGCCGTTTTTTGCCGTTCTTGAGTGTGACTGTTTGATATCTAGTTCGGGAAAATTTGCCTAGTTTTTTGCCTATGTACTTGCGCCCAGTGAGATTATTTGTGATGAGATAAACGAAACCGATACAGTCTTCGGGCAAAGTCTCAACTGGGGTGTTTTGATATTGCCAAGTCATGTACGATTTAGGGTACCTTTCGGACTATTACTTAGTTGGTAAGGTACCCAACTGCATAATTCTCGTCTACTAATCCACAATTACATTTTTGCTCACATTCTACCCAGGCTTTTTCTGGATCATCAAACGTGTCAAATAGTTTTGCCCACACTGGATTATCTAATACTTGTTGTAAAGAATGTGTTTTTAAATTCAGCTGTTCTCTGTAGTTCTGATGGAAACTGTTGTGGAATTTGATAGTTTTCCTTGGAGTACCGATTGATTGGTATGGATAGCTCACCCAACTGCACGGGTGCAATATTCCGTCGGCGCTGACATACAAACCGCGATTTCCAATGGAACACATGGGGGTTATAAATTTGTTATGGGTTTGTTTGATCTTGATGTATTGATTGAGATTGTGTTCAAGATATGAGTGATTGAGTTGTTGCCGGTTGCCTAAGGGCACAAAATATCTTTCGTACCGGTGTGTGCTGCTGATAAATTCCTTCCGCGGTTCAAGTACATCATCTGAACCGCCATAAGACTCTCCATATTTGCTGCCAAACTTTGTGCTGTAGGTCATCTGTAGACCGTCGCAGCCCATTTCCTGGGCCTGTTGTTTGATCTGATCTACATGATCCTGATTGAATGAAAACAATATCATGGCCCAGTAAACATGTGCAGAACTTTCTTTACACATAATCTTCATGCCAGACATGATAGAATCCCAATCGCTGCCCACACGATATAGATTGTTGCTGGCAGCGTCATACCCATCTACGCTGAAATTGATGGTGTCGTACTCGTTTGATACTGTGGCTAATTCTCTCCACCAAGATTCTTTCCTGTAGCTGCCATTGGTGATGGTGTATACATGTATCTTGGGATTGTGTTGTTTGATATAGCGTATGATGTCGATGTATTCACTGGCATATATAGGATCACCTATGTCACCACACATGGTGATGCGTCGGACTTGGGTTTTCAATAAGTCAGGACTCAAAGTGCGTTGAAAAAAGTCAAGATCTAATTCCTTGTTCATCCACGGCACCGATGCAGTGTCGTTACGCGGACATCTTGGACATTTCAATGTGCATTTGCCGCTGACTTCAAAATGCCAATGGTATAACTGCCAAGGATATTTCATGGGGAGATCTCTACAAATTTTATTGTAGCATCAAACAGCACTGATGTTATACGATCAATCACATGGTCCACTGTCAAACACGGCCTGCCGGAATATATGTCAGAATATCTATGGTTGTGATCACGATATCTATTGTGATTGAAGTTGGTCTGGACCAAACCTAATCGTATCTCTAGATAATGTACGTTAGGATATTCAACGCGCAACATTTCACCAAAGCCGGACAAGGCCGATTTGCTCAGGCTATAGGCTAGATCATTTGGCCAATATCGATTGTTATTGGTGCTGGTGATATTCACGATTTTGCAATCGGGGTTGCTGCACAATACTTTCTTGGTCAGCAACACAGGAGAGATCAAATTGACATTCAAGATGTCAACCACATTCCGGTCCACATGATTAACGAAATCAATTTTACCCCCAACGCCAGTACCAGCACAATTGATTAACATGTCAGCCGGAGCCAATTCATATCGCGATACCTCATCGATGTTGGATAGGTCCAACTGATTTCGTGTGAGCGCAACGATTGAATGATTTTGCAATCTATCAACAAGACCTTGACCGATGCCGCTATTGGCTCCGGTGATCACGATTCTCATGCTAGGTCCACGTCCGTGCTGTAGGAAGTGAAACCATTTTCTTTGATCACTTTCAAGATGTTTTCCACACGTCCTGCCAGTTCATCTCTGTGGCTCACCAACCAGATGCTCTTGTGACGCTCGCGGCTCATGCGTTTGAGCAGGGCCAGTGCATTCTCCACACCCTGTGTGTCAAGGCCGTTGTCGATCATCTCGTCTATGAACAACAGGTTGATGGGCTGATACAGGCTCTCCCACACATCGCGGAAGGCCCAGCTCATGCTCAGGATCAGTCTGCCTCGTTCACCGCGACTGAGGTTGTCAAAGTCCAGCTCACGACCCAGCTCTTCGATCATCACAGTGAGATCATTCTGGAACTTCACAGTGTGCGGCAAGCCAATACGATCCAGATAGTGTGTGAGGCGTTGATTGAGATAGCTCAAGTTCTGATCAATGATCTTTTTGCGAACAAAAGAATCCTTGCTGGTCAGTAGCTTGAGCAAGAACTCTTGATGCTCTTGCAGTCGGGTCAGATCATTCAATGCATCATAAGTCACTGTCTGGAGAGCTTGCCCCTGCATCTCGAGTATCTGTTCACCATAGGGATCAGTTTCGGCCTGTTTGGCTAGAATCTGACCTTGCAAGGCAGCCAGTGTACTGCGATGATCAATGGCCAGGTCCTTGTTGTCATAGAACACTGTGGGTACAGCACCAGGTTCGCCCAACTGGGTCAACTCTGATTCCACATCCTCCAGCTGATCTTCCAGCTCGTTCACGGTCTCTAGGGCTTCACGCAGGGCCTCGTTCTTGCTGTCTAACACTTCTTGATGTTTGGTGTCATGCAGGTCTTGACCACAGGCGTGGCACTTGTGATCTTCTAGGCTGGTGATCTCACTGCGTATGCGGTCTATGCTCTTGTTCTCTCGGGCTAGATCTAGATCCAGTCGTTTCTGACGAGCTGTCAAGGTGTTGCGTTGGGTAGCCACGCGATTGTGTTCTTCCAAGGCCTGATGTGCCAGGATCTCTGCGTCGATGTCTATCTTGGTCAGCTGATCCAAGGCAGTTTGTAGCTGTCCTAGTTCTTCTGCATGTTTGGTCACCCACATGGTCTGTCTACGTTGCAGGCTCACGATCTGCTGCTCGATGCGTGTGTTGGCTTCTTGCACAGCCCGGATGCGAAACTCCTCTTGGCTGATACCGTCCTTGGTGGCCTTGTTGAGTTCTTTGATGCGGTCAGCACGTTCGCTCAACAGGGTTATACCCAAGAGCTGCTCGATTATGGTACGCTGATCGTTGGCTTTGAGATTGAGAAATGGTTCTGTGTAGGTGTTCAGGGCCAGGATGTGTTTGAACATGTCGTGGCTCATGCCCAGGATACGCTCTATGGCTTCCTGTGTTTCGCGGCTGTCGCCCTGTGCTTCATCCTCAGCGGCTTTTTGCTCATCGTTCACATAGAATCGCAACACATTGGGTTTACGTCCGCGCTCGATTCTATAGTTGATACCACTCACAGCAAAGTCCAGGCTGACCAGCATGTTCTTGGCATTGGTCTTGTTGACCAGATTGTCCTTGCGGATGTTGCTGAGAGCTTGACCATACAAGGCATAGCTAAGAGCATTGATTATGGTGGTCTTGCCTGTGCCATTTCTGGAACCATCACCGCCCAGGTCCAGGTTTTCGCCTAGCACAAGGGTAAGATCGGATCTATCAAAGTTGATGGCCTGCGTGGCATTGCCCACGCTCATGAAGTTCTTTACTGTGAGATCACGTATGTGGATCATAGGTTTTGATATATTTTCAACAGTAGTTTGCTGTCGTAGAATTCGCTTTCAATGTTGGTGATCTGATCTGTCACGATCTGATCCACACTTTCAAACTTGATCTCGCCAGGAGCCATGTCTGTGTCCACCGATGCTGTTTTGTTGGGTATGAGAGCCATCTCGCGGAGATTGTAATCTCGTATGAATGTCTCTTTGATGAAGTTGGCTTCTTCGTAGCTGATCTCAATGTCTAATTGTACACGAACATGCATGCGAGGCTGTAGCAAAGCGGCAGCATTGTCTATGAGGTTGGCCAAGCCCAGCACACGATATCTGGGCTGGTCCGGCCAAGCATGATATTCAGGTTCCCGGCCCCATTCCAGGATGGTGAGTCCACGCTCATCATCGCCAGCGTCAGCATAGTTATGGGGGAAAGCGTTGCCTATGTAGGTGATGTTCTTTTTGGTCTGGCGCTTGTGAAAGTGACCAGTGAACACATGTTCAAAGTTCTGGAAGTCATCGCGCTGCACTTCGCCATGATCCGGCATCTCTACCATGGCGTTCATGAGATAACCGGGCAGCTCAAAGTGCCCAAACATGTACTTGCCTTTCAGTCGTGGTATCCGCTTGTGATCATCAGCCACGAGCCAAGGAGCGATAACCACATCACCACTACTGAACCAGTCATTACATATCTCAACGTTAGGGAGGTGTCTAGCCCATTCAACACTTTGGATATCCCGTTTGTCACGATAATACAGATCGTGGTTTCCAGGAATAAAATAAACATGTTCAAAATGCTCATTGAGATGCTCCAAGGCTCGCAGGCTGTAGTTCAATGTCACAATGTTGAGACTGGCACGATTGTTGTGCCAATCTCCCAAGAACAAGCAGGTTTCGCAACCCTGTTCCTGGGCCTTGGCAGTGGCCCACTTCACAAAAGACAAGCAGTCTTCATTATGTAGCTGGCTGTTGCTTTTGAGGCCAAAGTGGATATCCGTGAATATGGCGGCCTTGCGGAATAGATTAGTCATCTCGTCAGTGTACTATTCTTCGTAGCTGCTTGCGACCGGTATGGTGATCATGCCTGGTGAGCTCTTGCCTGAGTTCTGTCGTGTCCAGCTGGGATTAAGGCCATTCATTTCCAAGATGTCATCACGTATGTTTTGATTCTTTTTCTCTAGATTCAAGATGCGTGTGAAACTGTTGGTGATGGCTGCTGTGTAGTAAGCAAATGGGTTCTGGCTCTTGCTCTCGTCGAACTGTAGACCAATCTGGCTGAGCTGTAGCAAGGCTTGGCCACGCATTTCTTCGTTGTAGGTATAGCCGCGCCAGTTGGATCGTGTGGCATAGCGTTCACACAGTTTCATAAACATCAAGGCCAGCTTGTTGGTCATCTTGCCATGATCCTTGGAGAACTCTCCGGTGTCAAGATCGCCGCGCCAGTGGCTTTTGCCCACCAGATACGGCTCCTTGTTTTGGTCTATGCGATAGTGCCAGAACGGGGGAAAGTTCACCCGCATGTGGGTGGGATCCAGCACAGGTTCTTCTACTAAATCTGCTAGTGGATCTTCTTCGGGCATGTCCAAGTCCAGGATATCTTCGATCTTGCGTTTTTTGGCCTGTGCCTTGGGCACTTTCTTGGGTGCCATGGGTATGTGTTCCCAGGTCATGATGCGGAAAACCAAGTCCGTGTTGGGGATTTTTCGGGGATCCTGATCCACGCCGGTTTCCCTGCGTATGCGATCTGCGCGATTGCGGCGTGCTTCGGCCACGGTTTTTTGATTGATCCTGCCCACTGTGGGCAGGATGATGTCATACTGATGATCTGCTACAGGATCCCGATAGGAGCAGTAGCTGTTCTTGCTGAGATGTATTTCTTTCAGTATGTCGCGATTGTTGAGGTAGTTTACTTTGGCTGGGGTTCTTGTTTGGGGTTGGGACACCTGCAATCTCCTGTTAGTTACTTATTGTAACACAGATCCTGGCATTGTCAACCTGATCTTAAACTGTGTGGTTTTTGATCTGGGTAAATACACATATGGATACCGTCACCTCACAAGTTCAAGATCAACCACCAGTATTTGGGCCACCTGCTCAGGTGCAAACTGCTGAACGCCGCCCCAATTTTGATGAAATAGTGCAGGTCAAACACCTGCACACGGATGGCTTGTACGTCAAAGCCTATCAGGCACCTGCTGGTACACGCATGTATACCAAACAGTTTGCTACCAATCACATGACCATATTGGCACGTGGCACCGCTGTACTAGAAGCAGAAGGACAAGGAGTAAGGCTGGTAGCACCTGTGCATTGTGTGATTCCGGCAAACACCCGGGTCCGAGTGAGTTTGTTGGAAGATTCGGTATGGTACTGTTTGCACCCTACCGCAGAGACCGATATCGAACGGCTCAAAGAGCTGTTCTAACCTGGATTGAACCATGAGTCTTGATAGCTTGATAGAATTTGGTACTGAAGTTGCATCCACGGCAGCGGAAGCTGTGTCATCCGTGGTAGATGTGGCTGCGGACAGCTTTTCTTTTGGAGATATCGCGCTCACAGGAGCAGACTACGCCGACCAGTTGGCGGGCCAAAACTTATTTGATCAAGGTCTAGTGCAAGTGGGTACCGAAGCTGGTAGCGGCAGTTTCTGGGACACATTCAATCCTGGCAGCATTTATGACAATGTGGTGGGCAGTATCACAGATTTTTTCAATCCCAATGAAGGCCTAGCCTTGACCCAACAGTTTGCTGGTCAGACCCCGGGCACCAGTATAGGCAGTTTGCTTGGCAATGCCTATACCACCGTGACTGATTTCCTCAGTCCCAATGCAGGTATAGGACTCACACAACAGATACTGGGCACCAATCCAATCAGTGCATTAGATGCAGGCCTGGGAAATTATGCTTCCTTGGGTAACTTCGTTGGATCAACTGTGGGCAGTGCCAACCCTGTCAATTCTGTGCTGAGTGGTTTGGTCAGCAACCAGACATTCGATCTTGGCACAGTGCTCAAAGTGGCCACATCAGTGGGACCTCAAGCAGTCAATGCATTGTTTGGAGGTGGCACCACAGGTCAGCTGGCAGCACAAGTATTCAGAACCGGTGCCGGTTTGGTCAGCGGTGCTGTTAATCCTCAAGTCCTGGGACCCAACGCTGGACCACAACTGCCCGTGCGACAAGGCACCACGGTGTTTGACAACAGCTACGGCGGAGGCAGTCAAGCCGAGTTCAATGCCATCAACTTCAGCATACAACAGCAAGAACTTGGTGATGCACTAGCAGGAGTCAACCAAGCCCAGGACAATGTAGACAGCCAACAGCGTACCTACCAAGCTGCTCAAGAATCATTGACCCAGGCTTCTGCATCAGTTGAGGCATATGATCAGTTGTTGGCTGAACCAGGACTTAGCGATCAAGAAATAGCCAGCCTCACAGCCCAGCGCGAGGCAGCAGCAGCACAGGTGCAAGAAGCCACATATCAGGTACAAGTGTCTCAGCAGGATCTTGAATCAGCACAAGGTCAGCTGTACACAGCCAATGCACAATATCAGCAGGCCACAGAGACTGCTCTAGCACAACCACTGAGTCCAAATCAAGATCCTTCGGTTAACACCAACCCAGTCACTGCTACAGGAACCAATCAGATTGGTCCATTCAATGTGAATCAGGCAGTTAATGCTGCTCTAGCAGGACTAGGTACTAGTCCGGCGCAAGCTGTTAATCAGTTGATACGCACAGCTCAGAACGTGGTTGGCAACGTGGCCGGTATACCTAGCGCGGTAGCTGCTCAGATTGGTAACATTATTTCTTCGGCTACCGGTGTTAGTCCCAACAGCGATGCCTACGCAGGTTTGATACAGGCAGTGGCCAATCAACTGGCCACACAAGGAGTATCACCCGACATACTGGCTGCACTGCGCACCGCACAGGGCGGTATAGATCAAGCCTTGCTGGATCAGGCCAGAAACGTGGCCACTCTGCGACAACAAACACAGAATCCTGCACAAAGCGGGGACTGGCGTGTGCGTTTGCGCTTGGCACCCCAGAGCAACTACTTGTACAATGCTCCAGCCCCTGGCATCTTGCAACCACTCAAGCTCACAGATGGTGTGATATTCCCATACACGCCCAGAATCAACACCGTTTACAGAGCAGACTACGAAGCCTATAACTTGATTCACAGCAACTATCGTGGCTTATTTTACAAAAGCAGTTATGCAGGAGATGTCACCATTGATGGCACATTCACTGCACAGGATACCACAGAAGCCAACTACTTGTTGGCTGTGATACATTTCTTCCGCAGCGCCACCAAGATGTTCTATGGTCAGGACGCCCTGCGCGGTGCTCCACCGCCCTTGGTATTCCTGTCAGGTCTAGGTGAATATCAGTACAATGAACATCCTTGTGTGATCACTTCGTTCCAGTACAATCTACCTGATGGTGTGGATTATATCCGCGCCTACAGCGCCTTTCCCAATGGTACCAATCTGCTAGTGCAACGAGATCGATTCCAAGGCACAGCCAGCAACCCTTTGAGTTATGCTCTGCAGAGATTGGCATCAGTGGGCCTGACCAAAGGTGCCCTGGATAATCGCATACCTCCGCCTACCTTGGGTGTGAACAATCCCAACTATGTGCCTACTAAGATGGACATCTCTCTAACCTTGATTCCTGTACAAAGCCGTAGTCAGGTCAGCAAACAGTTTAGCCTGCAAAACTTTGCCAATGGCAACTTACTCAAAGGAGGTTTCTGGTAATGGCCCAATACGACCCAACCAGTCCTTATTTCGCTACCGGTATCACACAGTTCTATCTTGATACCATGGTCAACAGGCCCATCCCCAAGTACCCAGACGATCTACAGTTTGAAATCAATCAGACCTATCAGTATCGTCCTGACATGCTGGCGTTTGACTTGTATGAGACCCCTACCCTGTGGTGGGTGTTCTATCAGCGCAATCCCAACGCCTTGCAGGCACCTCCTTTGGATTTCAAGATTGGCACTCGTATCTACTTGCCCAAAATAACCACACTGCGCTCAGTGTTAGGATTCTAATTCATGGCCACGCTAGTAGAACTGCAAAGACAGCTTGAAGTAGCGCAGCTAGAACTGCGACGTCTCAACGACCAAGCCACCGCCTTGGCCGCACAGTATGCGGCAGCAGGTTATCCCACAGGCGGAGCGTTGTATGACAGCGTGGTGGCTAATAGTTTGGCACGCAAAGAAGTGGCCACACAGATAGACACCTTGACCATACAGATTTCTCAGATCAACAGCTCGGGTACCAGCGCCGGCAACATAGTACAGAATGATGATGCTGCTACG